ACCGGGGGTATACGCATTTACTGATGCTTCATCGGACCCATGGTTCGCTCCAGCAGGTCTCGTTAGAGGCGCGTTAGGTAACGTAGTAAAAGCAGAAAGAAAATTAACATCAGGTAATAGAGATAATCTATATGAAGCAAATGTTAACCCAATAGCTACATTCCCAGGAAGTGGAGTTGTAGTATTTGGACAGAAAACACTACAGAAAAAAGCAAGTGCTCTAGATAGAGTAAATGTTCGTAGATTGTTGATTTCATTAAAATCATATATAGTACAAGTATCAGATAACTTAGTATTTGAACAAAATACAATAAGCACAAGAAATAATTTCTTATCACAAGTTAACCCATACTTAGAATCAGTACAACAAAGACAAGGTTTATATGCGTTTAAAGTTGTAATGGATGCTACAAATAACACACCAGATGTAATTGATAGAAATGAGCTAGTAGGTCAAATTTACTTACAACCAACTAAAACAGCTGAATTCATAATATTAGATTTCAATGTTTTACCAACTGGAGCAACATTTCCATCATAAAAACAAAAGAAACAAATATTTATAATAAAATAAATAAAACAATAAAATGGCAGTATTAGACCCAAACGAAATATTTTTTACAGCTTTTGAGCCAAAACAAAAGAATAGATTTATCCTATATATAGATGGAATCCCTTCATACCAAATTAAAGGTATAGGAGCTGTAACATTATCACAAGGAACAGTAGCATTAAATCATATTAATGTTCAAAGGTTTGTAAAAGGTAAAACAACATGGAATCCAATTTCATTGACGTTATTTGACCCAATAACACCATCAGGTGCTCAAGCATGTATGGAATGGGTTAGATTGCATCACGAATCAGTAACAGGTAGAGACGGATATAGTGATTTCTATAAAAAAGATCTTACATTAAACGTATTAGGACCAGTAGGTGATATAGTATCGGAATGGATTATTAAAGGAGCAATTATAACATCAGCAGATTTCGGAGATTTTAACTGGGATACTGAAAATGCAGCTCAAGAAATATCTTTAGAAGTACAACCAGATTATTGTATTTTAAATTTCTAATAAAACATTAACATTTTTCATAAAATAGGTTGGCTTCGGTCAACCTTTTTTGTATGTTACATATGTATTAATGTAACAAGTTTTAATTAAATAAAGATTATATGAGTGAAATGAAGTTCCCAACTGAAGAGATCGATCTACCTTCAAAAGGCATAATATACGATCCAAAAAACCCCTTATCCAAAGGTAAAGTAGAAATGCGATACATGACGGCTAAGCATGAAGACATTTTAACTAATCAATCTTATATTCAAAAAGGTATAGTATTAGATAAATTATTAACAGCTTTAATTGTTGATAAAGATATTTCCTTAGATGATTTAATTATAGGAGATAAAAATGCTTTATTAATAGCATCTCGAATTTTAGGTTATGGTAAAGACTATCAGGTTAATATTGCAGGAAATGATTACATCTTAGATATGACTACCTTAGAACATAAGGAAATAGATTTTTCACAGTTAGAAAAAGGAAAAAATGAATTTAGTTATACTCTACCATCATCAGAAACATTAATAACTTACCAACTATTAACTGGTAAATTAGAAAAAGCAATAGATAGAGAAATTACCGGATTAAAAAAGTTAAATAAAGAAGCCTCACCTGAGTTAACAACTCGCTTAAAACACATGATAACATCTGTAGATGGTTCAGAAGAGAAAAAAGATATTAGAGATTTTGTTGATAATCATTTATTAGCAAGAGATTCTAGATCTTTTAGAGAACACATGAAATCTACTCAACCCGATGTTAATTTATCCTATATTTTGGATAATGGGAAGGAGGTAATAGTCCCTATAGGACTAAGCTTTTTTTGGCCTGACGCTTAAAACCGCACCCCTAGCTAGAAAGAATTTATTTAAAATGATTCATGATATAGTATTCCACGGAAATGGTGGGTTTGATTATAATACTGTATACAACATGCCTAATTGGTTAAGGAAATTTACATTTAAAGAAATCCAAGATCACTTTGACAAATCTAATGCCGCTAATAAAGAAGCAGCATCTAAAGATGGTAAAGGTACAAAATCTATGATTAATGCTGATGGTAAAATTAATAAACCAGACTTTAAAGCTGCAAGTAAGCCTTACGGAGGTCAAACAAGTTATAAGTAATAATATTTATAATAAATATTTACACTAAATGGCAAGCGGAGAAAAAGAAGCACGATCAATAGCGGCAATCTTAACTGAGCAGAATAAGATTCTTAAAGAAAACCTTAGGATAACTTCTCAGTCAGCGGGGGTTGACTCTCAAATTCTTAGTGATCAACAAGATATTGCAAATCTATTAAAGGATCAGGTAAAACAATTAAAATATCAAACATCTGAAAGAAGTTTAATTCGAAAGCTTACTGGTGATATTACTAACATAGCTGAAAAGGGGTATGCTTTAGGTAAAGAAGAACTAGGTACTTCTAAAGGAATTGCAAAACTTCAAAAAGATAGGATTGGGTTAGAACAAAAAATTCGATTACTAAAACAACAACAACAAAAGTTTAATGAACAAGGTGACGAAACCAGCTATGATATTGCTAGAACTATAGGAGAACAAGCAGATGAAGCTGCTAGATTAAATATAGCATTAGGTAAAATTGAAACTGCCTCTCTTAGTATTAAAAATAGTTTAGGTGTAAAATCATTTACCGGACTAGCTGGTATAGCATCAGCAATTCCAGGTTTAAAGGAATTTGCAGGTCCGTTTGAAGAAGCAGCAGAAGCAGCAAGATCAACGGTTACTGAAATGGAGTCCACTAACATGGGGATTGATAAGTTTAAGGAGTTAAGAGCAGAAGGTGTTGGGGTTCAAGAGGCTTTAGAACAAGCAGGTGTTTCTGCTAAACAAGTAAATACAGGTAAGTTTTCAGAAGCAAACATGGAGAGTCAAGGAATCTCAGCAGGTTGGGACTCAATAGGTAAAAAAATAGCATCAGTAGCAACAGTACTAGTTATATTTACAGAATTAAAAGCTCTTTTATCAGCAAGTGATAAGGCGGCTGGTGAATTAGCTAAAGGAATGAATATGTCTTATGGGGAAGCCCAAAAGATGAGAGGAGAGCTTCGTGCTCAAGCACAAGAATCAGATAATATATTCTCAAGCACTGAAGGTCTAGGGGAATCCTTAATGGCTATAAATAGTACTTTAGGTACTAGGGTAATGTTAAACAAAGAAGATTTAGAAACTTTTACCAGTTTAAGAGAAGCAGCAGGTTTTACAAATGAAGAATTAATGGGGATGCAAGCTATAACACTAGCAACAGGTACATCCTTAAAAGATAACACCGAAGAATTTTTAAAACAAGCAAATAAAGCAGCTGCCGCTAATGGGGTATTATTAAATGAAAAAGAATTAATGAAAGGTATTGGTGATGTGTCAGCAGCAACAACATTATCTTTTGGTAAAAACCCAGGTTTAATAGCTGCTGCCGTAGCAACTACTAAATCTTTAGGAATGGAACTAGCTACAGTTGAAGGTTTAGCTGATAGCTTATTAGATTTTGAATCCTCAATAAATAACGAATTACAAGCAGAACTACTTACAGGTAAAAGTCTTAATTTAGAGAAAGCAAGATCAGCAGCTTTAAATAATGATCTTGCAACCGTAGCACAAGAAATATCTAAACAAGCAGGTAGTGCAGCTGAATTTGGAGAAATGAATCGTATTCAACAGGAAGCGTTAGCCAAAGCTGTGGGTATGTCTAGAGAGGATTTAGGGAAAACATTGTTTGTTCAAGAACAATTAGCAGGAGCTACAGGGGAACAAGCAGAAAAAAGAAAAAAATTATTAAATGATAGAATAGCAGAAGTTGGTATAGAACAGGCACAAAAAGAGTTAGCAGATGGAAGCTTAGAAAATTTAGAAGCTCAAGCATCAGTATCTGAAAGAATGGATGCTACAATGGGTAAAATAAAGGATTCCTTTATGGCTATTGCTGATACTATTTTAATGATAGTAGATCCTGTTGTAACAATATTAGCACCAGTATTTAGTGGAATAGCAACTACAATAGGATATATAGTTGAAGGTTTTAAAGAACTTGCACCTGCATTAGCAGGAGTTGCTTTACTAATGGCAGCAATAAATGCTCAATTAGTTTTTGGAGCTATTATATCTGTTATTAAAGGTGCTTGGTCAGCTTTAGGTGCTATTCCATTTGTAGGTCCTATATTAG